TAATTGCATAATTGCATAATTGCATAATTGCATAATTGCATAATTGCATAATTGCATAATTGCATAATTGCATAATTGCATAATTGCATAATTGCATAATTGCATAATTGCATAATTGCATAATTGCATAATTGCGATATATTTTAAATTTAAAATTACTCTTATATAGTTAAGTTAATTTTTTTTTCTATATTTTTGTAAATTATCTTCAACATCCATTATTAAAAATTTATTTCTTTTTGATATATTACCATTTCTAACACTTTTTAAAGTATCAAGTAGTGTATCATTTTTATAATCACTTTTATTAAGTAATATACATAGTAATTCTATATTAAAATCATTTATTATAATATTATCATTTAAAAGACATAATGAATTAAAATAGTAATCAATTTTAATTATATTTTTTTTATATAGTGATACTATTAAAAATATATTACCTATAATTTTTACTTTTAATTTATTTTTAATTAAATCATTATCAATATAAATATATTTTATTCTATCATTAAAATTTATATTTAATATATCAATTAAAATTTTAATTATATCTATTTTTAATTTTTTATTTAATCCTAATAATATATCAATATATAATTCAGTAAATTTATGGTCATAACAAATTTTTTCATAAAATATATTTATTATATCATTATTAAAATTATTATCGTTAATATATTCACATAATTCATTTTTTATAAAATCATAATTTACATTACTTAATTTATTTAATATTTCACGAAATTTATCATTTATTTGTTTTTTATTATCTATATTTTTATCATTTCTTCCATTGTCCCAAGAATGTTGTGCTTTTTGTAATATTTTAGTAGTATTAATAGGCATAGTAATAACCTCAGGTTTAATACTATAAAAATTTCTAAACTTATTTAATATTGATAACATTATATTAATTATATTAATTATTTCTATATATATATATTTATAAAATATTAATAATATATTATGAAATCTAAATCAAAATGTGGAATCAAATTTAAAAAATGAAAAAGGGTTTTGGTGAAGTTTTAACTAAAAATGATGAATCTGACACAGAAGAACAAGTTAAAAAATATAAAATACAATTTAATTTAGATAATATTTTACAAGATAAAATTGATAATAATTATACTGATGATATATAAAGTAATTTTTCATAAATATGTGTCTATGCAATAATATGTTTGCAATCATTGCATATGTTATTTCTATATTAATAAGTAAACATATTTAAAAATTAAAATTTAATAATTTTTATGAATATTATAATTGATAATAGAGAAAATAAATTAATTCAATTATTTGAAAATAATAATATATCCTTTATAAAAAAACAATTAGAAATTGGAGATATTATTTTACAACAAGATGATAAAATTCTTTTGTTAGTAGAAAGAAAAACTATTCCAGATTTAATCGGAAGTATTAAAGATGGTAGATATAAGGAACAAAAAACAAGAATATTAAGTAAAATAAATATTGAAAATGTATTATATTTAATTGAAGGAAGAGTTGATAATATAAAATTTGATGAAAAAATAATTTTTGGTTCAATTACAAATATGATATTTAGAGACAATATAAAACTTATAAATACAGGTAATTTACAACAAAGTTTTGATTTAATTTTAAGTTTAAAAAAAAAATTTATGGAAGGTACGTTTCAATCAAAAGAAAATTTAAATTATAATGATACTATAAAATTAAATAAAAAAGAGAATATAACAAATAATATATTTAATATACAAGTTTTAGCTAATGTTCCAGGAGTATCATTAAAAATGGCTGAAATAATATTAAAGGATATAAAATCTATTAAGGATTTAATTTTAAAGTACGATAATTATAATTTGGAACTTCAAAAAGATGACGTAGATATTAAAAATATTGAAAAATTAAAAGAAGAATTATTAAAAGATATTCAATATAGTGAAAAAAGAAAAGTTGGTAAAGTAATTTCTAAACGTATTTATCATTTTTTATATAAAGATAATTAATATTACTCTAAACAATTCATATAATTTTTTTTTGTCATACAACCAACTAATTTACAAACTATTTATTGCTAATATTTTCAAATTTATACCTAAATTTTTATATCAAATAAAATCTTTTTATTACCTTCTTCTAAATAAGTGTTGTATATGCATAAATTACTTTTTATTCATTTATTTTAAATAGGTCAAATATAAAATCATATTTCATAATAGTTATCTATTTATATTTATTCTTATATTTGTATTTCTGTAATTTTACCATGTGTAAAATATAATTTTCTATCATATTTGGTAAATAATTAAATTTGTTAATTAACGTAACTTGTTTTTCTAATTTTGTATTTTTTATTTATTTTAAATCTACCATTTAATTTTTTAACTAACGAATTTTTTCTTGTAAATTATTTATTACAATGGATACAATTAACATTTTTATTTAAATTTATTTGTATTATATCTTCTAGATATTATTGATTCTTTATCTTTATTATATAAGTTTTCATTTTCAACAGATTCATAAAATTTTAGCGAGGAAAACCGGATTCTCATTAAAGAAAAATTTTTGAAAAAAATGAAAATGAAAATAAAATCTTCTAATTTATGAAAAATAATTAGGTATTTTTTGCGATGAAATGGTACTAATACATAAATTTTCAGGAATAAAAGTTCTTTTACAAACATCAATTATATTTTGTTTAGTAATAGAATTATATGTTTTAATAACATTTTTTATTTGAAGATGTTCTGGAAAATTATTAATTTGTTTTTTTTGTCTATTTTTATATAAGAAGAATTGTCTTGTCATATAAGAACCTAAAGAACTATGACTTAATTGAAGTGCTAATAAACCATTTTCAATTTTTAGTTTATTTGAATTCAATAATTCTTCCTCAATATTATTATATGTTTTCGTTTTTAAATCTTGTATTTTATACTGTTTTAAATCATCAAGGGCATTTATAATAGTATCTACGATTAATTTAACAGACTCATATTTTTCTGTATTAGTATAAATGGAAAAATAACCTTTATGATTATATATATTTGATTCGGAATTAATACCATAGACTAAATGGTAATGTTCGCGCAATTGATATGATAATATTGATGATAAACTATTAGTTAATAAATTAGATATTAAATCTAATGTAAGTTCATCATTTATATCACATTTATAATTAAGAATAATATATGTTTTATCAAATTTATCTTTTATAATGTTATCATGGTATGGTAATATATAATTTTTATTATTGTCTTTTTTTCCATAAATTAAATTAGTTGATAATAAAGGAATTAAATTGTCACCATTTTGTTTTAGATATTTAATTTTATATTTTAAATATTTTTGTTTATAATTAATAGTATCCTTTGAAAAATTACTAAATTTACTATTTAGTAAATTAATAAAACTATTATCATAATCACCAGATAAACATATAGTAATATTATTTAAATTTTTATAAAATTTATTAAAGTAATTAATTAAATCTTCTCTCTTTATATTATTTAATGATTCATCTGTTCCTATAATTGTTTTACATAAGACATCATCCTTAAATAATATTTCATAATAATTTTCAGCAGAAATTGATTGGGGATTATCTTTCATATTTGCCTTTTCTTCAAAAATAATTTTTCGCTCCTTTTCAATTTCATCTATATCAAATAATGGATTAACTAATATATCGTAAATTATATTTAACATTTTTTTAAAATTTTTTTTATTAGATTCAAGAAAAAACCCCGTATTTTCTTTACTTGTAAAAGCATTATAATTAATAGCATTATTTCCCATATATTTAATTGGTATATTATTACCATTAAAATTTTTACTTGATCCAAAAATTACATGTTCAAGAAAATGTGAAATACCTGCAACATCAGAATGCTCATTTACGGAACCAACATTGAATAAAATTAAAATAAAAATTAATTCAGAATCATTTTTATTTAACAGTAAAGGTATTTTTTTATTTATTTGTTTAAATTCAAAATCTTTCATAATATATATATATATATATATAATGGATAATAATTTTGGTAGAATACCTTTTGAAATGACATTTAAAAAAGATAATAAACATATAAGTAACTTAAATTATATAGATAAATTAAATAATGTAGATAATTTAAATAATATGGATAATTTAAATAATATAGATAATTTAAATAATAAAACAAACGAGGATAATAATATTAAAAATATAGAATTTAAAAAAAAACAAAAATCAAGTAAAAAAAAGATAGAAACACAAAAAGATAATAATGAATATAAATATGATAAAAAAGATTTTCTTGAGGAATTTATGAAATTACATAATGATTTATATTTTAATCCTTATAAAATAATGAATTTAGAAAAAGATTATGATAAAAAAAATTTAAAAAAAATGTATAAAAAATTAGCATTAATATATCATCCGGATAGACCAGATGGTAATGAAAAAACTTTTAAAGAAATTACACAAGCATATTTATATTTATTAAAAAAAATAAAAGAAAATATACCAGATAAACAAATAATAGATTTAAAAAATGAATATAGTAATTTTGTAAAACAACAAGAAGAACAAAATTATGAAAATATATATAATGATTCCCAGAGATTTAATTTAAATAATTTTAATAAAATTTTTGAAGATTATAAAGACCCAGACATTAATAATGATGGTTATAATGATTTTATGAAAGGACAATTTAATGAAAAAAAAGAGGATAATGATAGTTATATATTTTCTAGTAAATTTAATATAGATATTTTTAATAAAATATTTGAAAATGATACGGATAATTTAAATAACAATATTGTTGTATTTAAAGAACCAAGTGAATTATCAACATATAATAATAATTATGAAAAATTAGGTGAATGTAGAGTAGATGATTATACATCAGATTTCACATTTGGAAAACAAAAATTACAGTATACTGATTGTAAAAAAGCATATACAAAAAATGATTTTAATCCACAAAGTGTAAAATATAAAACATTTAATGATGTAAATGAATTAGAAAGTTGTAGGTCACAATTAACGTATGTAATGGATGAAGAATCGAAAAAAAATTATTTATTAAAAAAAGAAAAAAATGATAGGGAAGAAAAAAATAGACAAGAAAGATTAGAAAAACAGGATTTAAATATTTTAAAAAAGTATAAAAAATTAAATATAAAAATGATTGGAAATAAAGAATTTTTTAAATAATTTTCCTAATAAAGTGTTTTTATCATAAGAATAATTATATATGTTAATATAAAATGAATAAATACAATAATATTTTAGAAAAAACTAATAATAATATTAAAAAAAAAAAAAAAAAAAAAAATA